TCCAGGATAATCTTGTCCTTATTGCACATGCTATATCTCCTCAAAACATCGATTTTACCAACAAAAAATACAGTATCCTGGAATCAATCCATGCTCTATGCAGCCTTCAAGCACATAGCCGATTGAGCCTATGTAAAACCTACCTGTATAATTTCCATTCCACTCTCTGAGTACGAAAATATCTCCTGGCTGATAATTCCTATCGTTTTTCCTCAACTCAAATTTCTTTCTTCCAGACTGAACATCATCAAAATACTCGGGTAGTATTTTCAAATCGTGTTCGATAGTTCCGTTTTTAATATCCTCCATTACTTTATCTATGTTCACTCAGTCCCTCTGCCTCCTCCTATATTGGTGTCTGGAACCGGCATGGCATGTCCAGGTAACACCGGGGCTCCGCCTGCGGCGCATCCTCTACAGGTACGAGCGGACACCATAATGGCCTGTTTCTCCGATTGGATACATCCCTCTGCCCCGCCGCATTGCACTTCATATCATTATTGCTGCATGGGCAGTAGAGGCACATCGATGGCATTTCTATGGTTAACATTGCTTTCATCCTTCTGCCTCCTTGTATGGCTCCGGCAGTGGCATCCAGGCCAGCACGTCCAGTTTCCCCCACCCATCAGTAAATGATGCTCCGTTCCAAAATGCTCTAATCACACAGTCTGTACTTTTGACAGACACTAAATATAACTCTAACGGCTTGTTGTCATATATCGGATTTTCTTTCGGTTTTTCCGGCAGCTGCTCCTTCACTGGAATCCACTTATGTCTCAGTCCTTCTATTTCCTTCGGATTCATACCAGTATTCTCATAGTCCATAAGTGCTTCCCTTAGGTCTGCCATTGCCCACATAAGGCGGTATACCAATGCGGTGCGCCCATCTGGGTCATTGATACCATATTGCAGGTTGTCCACGAGGATATCACCCAATGTTTTATTGTCATCCGGAAGTTTGCTTACCCCCTCTGCCTCGCTGAATCTGCGGATGAAGTCCCTCAGGTCCATGTCTGAATCATAATCTCTGTACCATGCCCACCTGTCCTTTGCGTACATGCAATTATGTGCCAGCTCTATCATGTTCATTTCGCCGGTCGGCTTTTCTATTGTCATTCTTTTCATCCATCTGCCTCCTTCACAGTAATGAATCAAGGAATTTCCATATTACGATTCCGACAACAATCGCCGTTACAATACAAACAGCCGCGTCTGTTTCTGCCATCTTCTTAACCTCCTAAATACGTGTTTTTGGTTTCCAGTTCTATGTCCGCTATGGCCCGGAAAATAGGATAGAACTGCTGCGGCACTACCGCGTTTCCGAGGCACTTGATTCTGTCCACCCGGTTGGGAATCCCATGAGCCACTCTACCCACGTTGGGTTCAACTGCCCACTGCCTGGTTCCATCCGGTTCCCCTCTGCGGCTATTGTATCGTTCAATGTCCTGCTCCTCTGGCATCTTTTTCCTGAACCCGTCCTGAAATCCCTTGCTACTGGGGTCGGATACATTTTTACTATCTCTGGCAGTCCCTGCTGTCTGCTGTTTGGCCCTCTCCCTTTGTAGTCCTGAGCGGTTTGGGTTGGAAACATCTTCACTGCTGCCGCTAAATCCGGTGACTTTCGTTTCCTCTCCGATGGGCAATCTCCACGAACGGAGGAAGCTTTTGGAGTAGGCCATAGCTTCACAGCATCTGCCAGATTCAGGCTGTGGCGGCTTCCCTCTTTCTGTTGGCTTGACCTCATCTGTCCTGTAAAACTGTCCGATGCGGTCGGCGTAGGCCACGATTGCGGTCCTGTATCGCTGGTGTGGGGCATTGACACCTGCAGCTGGTATAAGAAATGTCCGTGTGGTGTATCCTTGGCCCTCCAGGTCAGATAGCACCTTGTCGAGTGCCATATTGATGATTCCAGCAACATTTTCTCCAACAACCCAAGTGGGCCGCAGTTCTGCGATAACCCTAACCATTTCCGGCCAGAGGTAACGGTCATCTTCCTCGCCTCGCTGCTTCCCGGCTGTGGAAAATGGCTGGCAGGGGAATCCTCCTGAAATAATGTCAACTGTCCGCAAACCTGTACGCTCATAAAAATCCGCTCCCGTTAATGTCCTTATATCCCTCCAGCGTGGCACATCCGGCCAATGCCGCTCCAGTATCTTCGTGGGGTAATCCGCATACTCGCACTGCCCCACGCTAGAAAATCCTGCCCATTCCGCTGCCAGATCCAGGCCCCCAATCCCGCTGAACAGGGACAGGTGGGTAAGCTGCCGTCCTGGGGCAATGTCCTCTATCTCCATCTGACCATCACATTCGTAATGGTCAAACACCTCTAATCCCATGGTCTCGTTCCTCCGTTAAACCGGCATTTGCAGACATCAGAATGTCCTGTAGCACAAGTATGTCATCCTCGGTGATATAGCTTACAACCAATAACAATTCTCTTAACATATAGGTGGCCTTATCCTTCGTGGACCATTCCTGAGATTCTTCCTCTGGCCGATTCATTACGTTTTCCCCAAAAGCGCTCATATCTGCACTTTCTGCCGCACGCTCCGCTTGTAGGCTGGCCTGCGCCGCTGCCGTCTGTGCCTCTTCTGCTTTCTTTGCCGCCTTCTCTGCCGCTTTTTCAGCGGCTTTAATTTCCTTCCGTTCCTTAACCCGTTCGGCAATTTCTTTATGCGCCACTTTTTCGCTGACTGAGGCCGCAGCAATTTCTTTCTGTTCCACTTCCGGCAGTTTGGAAATTTCATAGGCGGCAGATTTCCCTATATTACCTTCCTTGAACTGCGCTTTCGCCTCCGGGACCAGACTTGAGTTGATTTTATCCATCCTGGCAACCTGCGTTTTGCTGGTTTGCAGAATATCCGCAATCACATCCCGCAACTTTCCCTTGATTTCCAATCCATCCTCGTCCCTAGCCCGTATGAGGGCCGATTTTAGCCGCGCCGCTTGCTCAGTCTCTTCATATGGAGACAGCTTGCGGTTAAAGGCATTTCCTACGATTAAGGACAGTTCAAACATAGCCGGGGACATATCCTTGTACAGATACCGGACCTTATAGTCCTTTGGTATGGACCCACACTCGATGTTATGTATGTTTGCCAAGTTGCGCCTATGTCCGCTGATGATTCTGTACTCTCCGCCTACGCGGCCTAAGACTGTAGGCTGTTGCTGTCCCACGGCAAGTATGGAATCCGCCAGTTCCTCTATGTTTTCCTGAGCATAAAAATTACTTTCCGATGGGACTACATCATATGGGCTTAGATATATCTCCTCATAATCTGTTTGATCTGATTCTGTGTTTAACAGTTCCATAAACGACCATCTTGCCATTTCTGCCTCCTATAGATAGCTTTCACCGTATCTCGCCCGGAAAGCTTCCCTCGCCTCATCTTCTTTCATTCCTTTTGCAATGGCCTTCTTTTCCCAGGCCAGCTGCCCCATCATCTTGGACATGGCTTCAGCCATTGGGTTTCCATGGATGCGGTTCAGTATGTCCCCTATGTTATGACAATCATTGCAGCAAGGTATCTTAATTCCATCCTTTTCTGCCAAGGTCCTGTTTCCTTTTCCGTACACCAGGTGATGATTGGCTTCCGTTGGCTTTCCGCAGAACAGACAATAATCGTTGTATTCTGTGACTATCCCTTTCATTTTTCTTTTTCCCCCAAATATTCTCTAACAAATTTCCTGTAGCTTACCTCTGCCGCGCTTCTTGGGCTGTATTCCTCCAGATTCAACCCAAATAGGGTACTTTCAGCCACCTTACTGCTATATCTTATCCTGGCATCAAACATCCCATATCCCCGTTCTTCAAGCCACTCCACGCCTGCTGCGTTGACTTCATCATTTTTATACATGGTCACGAGTACTTTTGGGGCGGATATCCTACGGTTATATCTCTTGATATCCTGGATCTGTTCCTGGATGGTTTCCATCCCCTCTAATGCCCATTTATCTATCCTGGTTGGCACTATCACATCATCGGTGACCATTATGGCATTGATTACATTAAGCCCAAGGTCAGGAGGATTGTCTATAATCACATAATCATATGGTTCCCCGTCCTCGGCTTTTGCGTTTTTTAAGCAGTCGAACTTACGTGCTACATGGTTTCCCTGGCCGGTTACCAGGCGGTATGTAGCTGTCAGCAGAGACATGTTGGCGTTGACCGTCCCCATCCCCGGGGTATCCGTATAGATATCCATGTCCTCAATGGCTTCCCCGGCCAGGAGGCGTGCTGTCTGGCATCTACCCCCGCTTTCATATACTCTCATTGCGCGGCTCAGATTGCCCTGCTTATCATTGTCCACTAACAGCACGCGGTATCCATGCCTATGATGCAGGATATGTCCCATCTGTAAGGCTGTCATGGTTTTTCCCACACCGCCTTTTAAATTTATGATGCTGATAATTTTCATGGTTCCTCCTTAAAATTCATACGGATCCTCAGGCATGGGCATTTTTCTTGCGAACACCATTATTTTCCCATCCGCTTCATAGCCCCCAAACAATCTGACTGTGCTGAATGTTCTGGGAATTCTTTCATACTCTATTAGTTCCTGCTCACTGGTGATGATTCCAGCTTCATGTAATAATTCCACCATTCCGTACAGTTTCCACTCGGAACGCTTACACCGCTCGATACACTCATCCAGATTTTCATATGGTTTCTCTGGGTCATACGCCCTTTTGCATAGCCTTAAATATGCATCAAATAATTTACGATAATTTTCCAACATCTTTCTTCTCCGTTTCCATATATCGCTTGTACACTCCGCTCACAAGGTTCTGGCTGCACCCTAATTGTTCTGCAACCTCCTTTACCTTTTTCCCTGCTTTTCGAAGGCGTATGATTTCTGCATTACGCTTATCCCGCTTTTTTACTGTATCCTCATTCGCCCTCTGTATATTCCGTACCGCACACTTACTGTATCCTGTCTGCTGTGATATCTCCTCTACAGTCATGCCACGTCTTTCCATATCAGATATCATCTTACATCTGGCTTCTCTGGCTTTCCTATCGGATTCTGCCATATGTTTTCTTACATTGCATATGTAAGCTACTTTTATGGCTACATTCCGCTTTAGCTTACCTGACACCAAATCAATGGTGTATTTATGTACCTTGTCGACCTCCATCACCCTTTTAATGATGGCCCGGCCCTTTATCCCGTCATCCCTAGGTGCTTCTTCCAGGTATATAAGCTTATCCCCTCTCTTGAGGGATTGCCTAAATGCTTCTACTTCCTTCATTTGCACCGGATTCTTTGTTATACTTTCCATTTCAGCCTCCAAATCCTTGATTTTTCCAGCTTTATCCTATATACTTAGGGTGCACAGGCAGATAGGGGATTACCCTCCCCGCTGCTCCGGCTGGATAGCCTTATCTATTCAGCCGGTTTTTTATTGTGATACTCAGATACTGGCCGGATTAACGCTGGCCTATATCCGGCACCCTCAATCCTCGTGTATGTCCGTCCTTTGAGTTTCTGGCAATCGCACTTTTCTCACGGGTCCAACCTCCCTTTGCAAAATTCGCAAATGTATCTGTCCTTCATGTCCTATCCCCTTCCATACGTCAAATAAAGGATGATTAAAGTATCAATCACTAACAGAAACAGGAGCATGTTACTCCATCCCTTCCAGTACTCTGCGCGCTTTTCTGCTGTCTTGTACATTGTCCTCCAAAATTGTGGGTCCTTCACTCTGATTCCTTCCTTTCTATTTCCTCTACCGCAGCATCTATTTCAGCAAGGCTCCTTTCAACGTGTTTAGCTAACTTATTCGCAAATATGTATGCCGTGTCACGTCTACATCCTCTTTTCAGTTCTCCCAAGTCCCACTCCCCTCTACGCATCTTTTCTATAACGAAAGGGGAAGTGACCCCGATTATTTTAGCTGCCGTTTCAGTCTTTATCCTATTGGCATGCATCTACCTCCCCTCCTCAAGCCGGCTTCTTCCATGTATCTATGAAATCAACTGCCTTTAAAAACATTTCAAGGTTGTTTTTATTTCCTGGGTTGATTTCGGCAAGCAACTGAGCCATTTCCTCAGCTTCCGGCTTACAATCACTACTTAGCAACACCTCTGATTGACTCTTATTATCTGATGACATGTGATTTCCTCCTTCCTTCTTGTGTTTTCTCCCCTCACATCCTATAATGTACTTACAGGCCCCCGCCAGGGCTGAGTACGAAGGAAAGGATGGGATTGTATGGTTGCTCAACATGTAAATGTAAACTGCCCTCGTAATTTGAAAATCAAAAAATTTTACTATTATGAAGTTCATCCGCCCGGCAAGCGGCTTCCTTATCCAACAGGTTGTGATACCTGCTATTCTGGCAGTCGATTATGTCAACATTGCGCGGACTTCGTTGTTCGTACCATCATCAAATCCTGGGAGGATAAAACATTTATTCCGGATCCAGTGGAAACCGCATTAGAGAACTTCTTAGAGTATCTTCAAGGTTGAGGTCTTTTATCAGTTCATCTATCGCTAATCGGAGGCTGAGGACAGTCATGTTTCTAAAGTATGGCTTGTCCTCCTCTTCTATGGGCAGGCTCTTAGGAATCGGTATGTACTCCCCATTTAAAACATCTTGTAAAATCTGGCTTAATACGGCTGCCGCTTCCTCTTTTCCACTCATTACTTTCCAGTCCGTTTCCATTTTTCTTTTTCCTTTCCTGGATTACCCCCTGGTGTTAGGCTTCCTTGCATGCTTGTCCACCCTCCACCCTTTCTGGGTTGATAAATTCACGTTCCATTTTACTTTGACTTGATAAAGTCATTTTATATCTTTATTTTGGCTTTGTCAAGTCATTTATAGAATAAAGTGTATTATTTTGACTTGACTAAGCCATTTTGTTGTTATATACTCATATTATACTTATATTGAAAGGTAGGTGATAACAATGGAAATGCACGAAAGAATCAAAGAATTGAGAAAAAATCATCTGAATTTATCTCAAGAAGCTTTTGGCGAACGCCTTGGTGTAAGCCGTTCTGTCATTAATAACATAGAACGTAATGCTCTTGCAAGGCCAGAGCAAAAACTATCTCTCATTCGTTTAATGTGTAAGGAATTTAATGTGAACGAAGCATGGATTTTAGATGGCATTGAACCAATGTTTATTCAGCCAAGCACTTTTAGTCTTGACCAATTTGCAAAAGAAAGAGGTATGAATGAACAGGATTTACGAATTTTAAAATTGTATTTCAGTATTGACCCTCAGAAAAGGCACGATGCTATTAATTATTTTCTTAATGGCCTATCTGATGATTCAGTTAAGAGGTTTATTCCAAAGACCGTGGCGGGTCTGGAAGCCGTTTTTTCTTCCGATGAAGATACTGAAAATAAAGTCGGATAAAAACACCCAATCCCCTAGCCTTGGTTAGAATACTATAATGATAAGATGTGTAACGCCTTGAAAGTCGAGATTATAGATTAGTGTTTTTTCCCGTCTGTAATATAGTGCATATACTTCTTTGTCAATATAATGTATGTATCTTTTTATTTTAACCATACAATCAACCCTTCCTTTGGTGGGAAGATTGGGTGCATGTACAATTATATTACTGGAGAAATATGAATGGGGTGGTAATTTATGGAAAAAGTCAAAGGGCTATTTGGATATCTATTATTTGTGTTTTCTTTAATATTTGGCACTTTTTTTAAGCATGTATTTATAATTTTCCCACTTGTAACGATAGATATAAGTTTTGTTATTCGTGTAATCGGTTGTTTAGTTTTAGTTTTTATATGTTCCATATTTCCTGTTGTATATCACATTGTCTCTATCATTTTATTTGCAATTGGGATGAATTATCTTTATCAATTTCCTGCTGCATTTGTCATAATTTATTATATCTTGTTTTTATTAATCATTATTGAAGCGCTTCGAGTTTTAATTACATTTATTATATTGTGTATGTCGAAATAAAAAACCGCCCCTGCGCCAACAGGAACGGTCTTATGGATACTATTGCAGGACATGCCCGGAATAATATCAGGTTGCCTAAACCTACGCATATTATATCATCTGGCACCTGTTTCTGCAATGGGTGTTATTTTTATGCTTATAAATGAAAGGATGTGTATACATGGCTCTTATTCAATGCCCTGAATGTGCCGGAAAGGTAAGTGATAAGGCCACTTCCTGCCCTCACTGTGGTTTTCCAATTCAGCCTCTACCTTCTGCTAAACGTGGTCGGCCATCCAGCAAAGCCAACATCTCCACCTTTCGGCTTCCGAATGGTTGGGGAGCAGTAAAATACCGTGGTGGGAACCGGAGACAACCATATGCAGCCTTTGTTAATCCCCGCCTGGTCCTCAACGAAGGAAATGGAAAGACATATTATAAATATGACTACCTTGCATCTTTTGTAGATAAGTCTGATGCTTATGCTGCTGTCATGACTTATCATAACAATCCTTTTAGCCTTAATAATGACCTAACGCTTAAGCAACTGTTTGATAAGTGGGTTGACTATTATGTAAATGACAATAATTATAGTGATAAGCAACAAAAAAAATATGAGTCTCTATTTTTGTATTGCACACCTCTTTATAATATCAAAGTACGCTTTATAACAGCTGCTCAGATAAAAGATTTAATAGCTAATGCTTACAAAATCGGTACGAAGGGACGGCAGGAAAATAAAACCGTACCCGCAACTCCAACAATCAAGAGTGAACTTAAAAGTTTATTTAACATGTTATTTGACTATGCACAGTTTTTAGGTATTGTTACCTCCAACCCTTCCCGCACCTTTGAAACAAGTTACGCCAACGATGATTCCCGGGAGGGTATACCATACACAGATGATGAGTTGGATATTTTATGGAATCATGTAGGTTCCCTATTCGTAGATATGACAATCGTCCAGTGTTATTCTGGATGGCGCCCGGGGGAAATATTAAATTTAAAGCTTGATGCGTTAGATATTGATAATAAGACTTGGATGGGAGGGTCTAAAACAAGAAGTGGAAAAAACCGTACCATACCTATCCATTCTAAGATATACCCTATTGTCGAGCGATATTACAAGGAAGCTATTTCGACTGGACGCGATATCCTGTTTGGCCGGACCGAGAAATTCCATGGAGCATATACATATTCCAACAACTCCTTTCGGCATGCCATACTCCGTGACTTTCCTACCTACGGAATCGAAAACCATATTCCTCATGATGGAAGGCACACTTTTTCCACTAAGGCCAAATTTTATAATATGAATGACTATGCCAGAAAAAAAATAATGGGCCATGCTGTTACTGACCTTACAGACCGTGTTTATACTCACTTAGACATAGATTGGTTTCGAACTGAACTAGAAAAGATCAAATAATGGTACTATTATGTGTCCCATTATGGTACTACCTATCAAATTGTTTATCTCTTTAATTTAGTTTATCAGTGCTTAAAACAACGTATTTTCGTGCTTTTATGCCTATCTCTTACTCGTCTGATATGTTCCAAAGGACTTCACATTTTTTTCACAAAAGTGTGAAGTCCTTTAAATACAGTGTATTTTTACTGTTTGTTACCCATTATGATACCAGTTTAAATAATTTACACAATTCCAACCTTTCCTTATATAAATAGCAATTTAGAAGTAATGTATGATTCAGAAGTAATCACATCCCAGGAGACTATTCAGTCATATGCCGAATCACTTCCAGCAGATGGCAAAACATATTCTAAACGATATACTGGGCCGTCCGATCGGCCAGATGAGGACTTCGGAATTGTATATATTACAAAATATGATGATTCCCTAGTCATAATTAGAGCATCCACTTTTTCTAAAGGACGAACCTACACAAGGGCGAAGAATAACACCTGGAAAGGCTGGGTAAAGGGTATTGCAAGCGATGATTTCTCTGACCAAACAGTAATTGGCAATCGGGGAGTGGTTACAACCAATGCATCGCAGCCTTTAGGGCTATACATTAACACAGACCAGAAAAAAATATCGTTATACATTAATAGTAGTCTCATTGGCTCTTTCAATTATACTTAAAATAATCATTTTCGTATAACCGTGTACCAAAGTGAAATATTAACAGCTGTGCTATTGAGGTTACGAGTATCAATAATTGTCTGGTTATTATTGCAATATATGGCTCCTACATTAGCCCAGGTTGACCCTCTAACTACAGCATAGAGACGATAATTAGTGCCTACATTATATCGACTTAGGTCAACAGTAATACGGCGTTCAGAATTAGCAGGGATGGAAAATGCATCGGTGTTTCCGTGTATTAAATCCGCATTTGTAATAACCTTAGTGTCATCCATATATGCTGTGCCGTTATCATGGATACCAAGGGTATGTGTTTTATCGGGTGACCGTAGAGCAGTTTTATATGTAGACTTGATTATTGCATCCGCGAAATTGGTATTTCAATCGATAAATGGCAGCATTTCTGCTGCCATCATCACACTAAGCCTTTTTTGCATCCTTAAGCCAATTCCCCCAGTCTTCACTGTTATATAAGGCTTTTCCATTCACCTTCAAAAATTTCAGCTTGTTCTGTATGGCCTCATAGGATGCCCTATCCCTTTTCTTATATGCCTCTATCCATTCAGCCTTATATTTTCTTGTAATGGCAGATTTAAGTGTTCCTATTGCATCTTTTTCCTTCTTTCCGGATTTAACTTTACTATCAACAATAGACCTTGATATTCTGTTAAATGTATCTAAGGATTTTGCAGTGTTATCAAATATCTCTATGGCATTTATTATATCTCCTGTGCCATACATACTCCACTCGCCCTCTTCTTCTGGTTTTCCGGTTAAAATCTCTCCATATAGTTCGTCCGGTTCCAAAGCAGCCTCTGCCTCCCAGTCAATATCATCACCAGTACTAAGCTGTGTCATCCTGGACTCTATGGCGGAGCCGATTAACTTCCCAGCATATCCTTCTACCATTAATTCATCTATAGCAGATTCATAGGTATCCAAATCCATTTCCATCTTAGCCTGGGCGGCCGCATCAATCCTTGGGTCTACATGGTCTTTCGATATAAGTTCTCCCTTTATGAGGGATTTAATCTTACTGCTGATTGTATCATTGTCAATCTCGGCTGCATTAAGATCATCCTTGATTCTCTGCTGCAACTCTATATCGTTGTTCCTATGGGCTTCTATCATCATACCTACATATAGATTAAGGTTTTGTTTACTTCCTATATCATACTTCTGTTTCAGCCATTTGTAATCACTTGTTTCGCTTCCAAACGCATTTATAGCGGTATCCGCAATCGCCCCAGCATCCCTTACTATGCTATTTACCGGAACCCCTAATGTCTTACTCACCATCCTGGCTGTGTAAATAACGACTTCCTGTGGGGTATATTTGCTACTACCATCCTGTAATTGCTGTATTCGCTTCCATGCATATCCCAAATCATTAAATCCTGACAAATCTGCTCTGATAGGCGAATATCCTCCAATCATTGCGGACATGGCATCCTTACCCCAGGGAATGCTATTTATGAGATTGTATGAATCTAACAGATTGCTTCGAAAACTTTCCCGATACTTGTCTGCAAAGTCTTTGTCTCTATCATCATCCCTCCACGCATCCACAACAGAAGCAGCAAGCGCAGTACATGCTCCGGTCAGGAGGAATACAGCCCCGGCTCTTGCTGCACGCTTTTTTGCCCCCGGGACTCCCATCCTTACATCCGCAGCCGCCCTATACAGCATATCATAAGTCTTTAATGGCTCAGCCATGAAATTTGTAGCCAGTCTATCCAATGCATGTCTACTTCTCATAATCTGTGTCCGATGAAGCACGGAGTCAACAACCTGGGTCTTATCAATAATCTCGCTGAATCTTCTTCCTACTTCATGATAAAACGCATCTGTCCCTTCCTTCAATTCTGGATGCATATCCATACATTCATACTCGCAGGCCCTCCACAGCCTATTCCATGCAAGCTTGTCACCAGCCTCTGCCAATATCATTGTCTTATTAACAAACCTCTGTTTACTGCTATCAGTGTTAAACATTATATCCTTCATTTGCCTGCTGGTATCCATACGATAAAAACCCCAGTCTTTCCATTGGGCTATTGGGGCATACCTGCATATAAGTTCCCATTGTCCTTTTCTGGTCATGGTCATGGCACCTTTTGAAAGGTATTTCGGTGATATCTCCATGGCTGCCCTTACATATGCAGTAGGCTGCTGAATGGCAACCCTAAGGTTACTGGCAACTGATGCTGCTTTCATGTTTGAGAGCAGCTTATCACCTATGCTTTTTTCTGAGTTGATGGTGCCATTAATATCCTCTACCAACTTTTCAATATATTCCTGCCCTTTCTTTCCAAATGTGCGCTCAATTTCCTGCTTTATGCTTATCCCCCCTGCATCATTACGCATATCCTTATAATTAAATACTTTGTTCAGGTCTGATAAGGGTATTACATAGGCGTTATATGTACTCATATGGTCCACTTGCCTTGAATATACGTCAAATATGTCTTCAATAATGATAGGGTTATGGGCACCCTGGGTTGTGCTTTTGGTGATTCCCATATTCTTGATTGTGGATTTCCTATCATTCATCCTCCCCTGCCTCGTCTCGATATAATTCTTATCAGTTACGATTGGGAAGTAATTTCCGGCAGTGAATTTCTGATATCCGTACATCTCCATTGTGACTTCGTTTCCCCATTCGGCACATTCATTTCCCATAAACCTTTGTAATCCATCAGCTAATGCTTTCTGCTCTGGGGTCAATGTATTGATGATTGATTCTACATCCACCTCGCTTACCCTGACAGGACTAAAATTTTTATTAATTTTTGCAGGAATAAGCTTCCCCTTCTCAAACCGGGTATTGCTTAATCTCGGGGCATGTTTGATTCCACCATTTCTGTCATATATATGCCCTTTCGCCTGGTTACGTTTATTCAGTTCATATAATGACATGATTTCTGATACCGTTAACTCAATTGTCCCTCCTGAAGTCTGAAAACTTCTTGCTTTCGCATTTTGTCCAGTCCATTCACGCAATTCCTTGTATGTGATTCTGTTTTCCTTGAGGAGTCTATCCACATTGTCCTCTGCAATTTTTAATTTCAAGGTTTTACAGTTCAATCCATCCCGGAGTGAATCATAAGTCGATTTTACATTCTCTCCCATCATCCCAAACATTGTCTGGGGATCCAGCATATTATAATTAAGTAAGTTGTCTGCTCCTCCAATGAGATGTGCATACTCTTCCCGATTTTTTCTCATCTTTAAATCATTAAATATGCCCTCTGCAAGGATACTTACCTCTCCTGATTTCTTGTTGCCTTTTAGACTGTTGGATTCTATTATGGCCTTTTTCATGGACAGGACAACTTTCTTCAGGTCCTCCATAGTGTATGCGTCCAGATTATCCAGTTTATCAATCCCATCGGTTTTATTTACCAGTCCTTCTATCCGAACCGCTAAATCCGGGTCAATTTCCACGAAACTCCCATCCTCCATAATTCCACCACTGTCTATAATTTTCTTGAACGCATCCTTTGCCTTCCCCCACTCAATCGTTCTTTGTGTTGGGATTCCATTATTATTCAATTCATTTGAGGAAAAATCAATATTGTTCAGGAATTGTGCAACCGTGGTCCTCAGTATTTCCGGTACATGCTTAGAATCTGTTGGCTTTAAGAGCCAGTTCTGCATTGTCTTAGACTCTTTTATGATAACCCTTTTTGCTTCTTTGGTTATCTGGCTTTCACGTATCTTCTGTATCTGTTCACGGTTTCTGCTTTGCATGGCTGCCATCTTCTGGTTTTTTTCATTTCTGAGCGCATCCATCTTTGATTTATAGTAATCCTTCTGTTCCCTCTGCTGGGCCTCTGACAGATTCCTATATGATTTTGCCAACTCCTGTACCTTATCCAGGTTTTCCTTCCGAATCGCTTTCAGTTCCTGTTCATATTTCTGCTTTATGCTGCTCTTATATTCCGACATTTTCTGTGTATACGTCCGCTTTACCCGTTGTACCTCTGCCGCCTTACGGTCTGCAAATGTCGGCTTCTCGTTCCTTACATCAAAATATGACTGTAGTATATCCTGGCCTACAATGTAAGCCATCTCGTCCATGTTGGCGTGATATGGATTATTAACTTGTGCATCGGTCTGCTCAAGTGCAGATGCAATTGTCTGTAACTGGTCTGCCGGATGGGTTATCGAATCAGGAAACAGTTCCGGGTGCTGTCCGCTTAATTCCTGATATAGGCTGTCTATGGATATACCTTCACTTCCCAGCTTCATGCGGCCAAAATTACGTTTTCGAAATTCATTATAGCCGCCAGCTGCTGCGAGGTCCGCTTTGTCCTGGTCCGAAATCTTAATCTTGGTATTCTTTATCTGATTCCTCAGGTCTTTATATTGCTGGGCCAGTTCCGTATCGACCTGCTGTGATTTCTTCAGGATGCTTTTGGCAATGTTCGTTGCTGCTTCGGTCACTTCCATCCCGTCCACCTGTTCTGCGCTTCTGATGTACTCATACAGTCTATCAAGGTTCTTATATAGGGTTTCCTGTTTATAGGTACTGTTATAATCCTTCAACAACTTTCTTGCTACTTTTCCTACATCCTCTTGCCTCACCGCACTCTTGGATGTGAGTTCAAACTGTTTTTCCAGCAACTTTTTAGCTTCTTTTAACATCTGGTTTTCATATATCATGGCATCCAGCCGTCTTTTCGTTACGGACTCATCCACATCTTCCAACTGATATTTGAGGTTATTGCGGTCCTGTCCATCCTTGACATTTAACAGCCTATCAAATATACTATAGACAGATGGATGATTAGCTTCGCCGGGCAAGCCCCCAGTTTTGGCGGCCCCGGTCTTGAACGAAGCTTCATCCATCTTTGTTGTATGGACTTCGTGAAGGTACATTCGATTGCTTTCATCTACTTTCACAACACACAATTCGTAATAATCCCCTTTGTATTCCCCTGATTCTATGTTTATCTTTGCACCTATTACCGCCGAATCATAACCTCTTTCCTTCCAGTTTTTTGAATAGTTCAATACCTTCCCATTTTTTAATACCTCCGGTACCGACTTGAATGTCATGGATTTCAGGCGGCCCAACCCATGGGCTGAATCATCCTTGAATGAGCGGTTGTTTATAATGATATCCCCGACTACATCATTATGGACCAGATTCCCGAAGGAATCAAAATATTCCCTTACCTGCTGGCCTAAATTCTTATCCCCTTTCATAAACTCATTTCCTTTAAGGCTGATTACTGGCTCCATATCCACTACGATACCATAATTTTCTTCAATCTTCTGGTCGGTTACCTGGTCCGGCTTTTCGAGGGCATACTTACTTTTTCCCTCACCCTCCAGTTCCATTCCTGATTTATACCGTCCTCCAGCCTCATCAACACCTGCCAACCAGGTTTTTCGGCATTCTTCAAAGTACTCCAGCTTTTCTTCCAAACCCTTTGCCACTTTCCTGGTGCTTCCGGTCTGTATGAGTTCCTTAATGGCCCCTATCACGTCTGTAAAGAAATCAATTACCCTCTGAGCCAGGTTTACATTACCGTGTACCACACTATGTATGAAATCTGGATCATTCAGAAACTTTTGGGTTGCATCTGCGGCAATTTCATCCATGGCCTCTGCGCGGCTCAGTTTCTGTCCTTCCTTCTCATACGCCGCTATGTAGCTGGATACCATATCCTCAATATCCACGCCCTCAGATTCTGTCATGGCCTTTATGCATTTATCCTGATATATCTGATACGCATCTGATGCATATTCCTTAATAAAATGCGTCAGTTCATGGGACACTGAGCCGTTGAAATCGTTTGAATTTACGGATATGGTAATACGTCCTTTCTCATAGGACGCTACGGCACCTCCTGGCATTTCATCCACCAAGTTAATCTGCAATCCTGTAAGCTTTCCTATGTGGCTTGCAACCTTCTTCTGCGCATCTGAGGCGTTTTCAGAGACAGTCCCCAGCCCGCCTTCCTTTGGCGCTCCCTGTACCATCCCCCGCATCTCATATGTTTCTGAATCATATCCAATTTCTGAATTGCGGTCATGCGCACCGGCTTTATATGCCGCCTCAAATTGCTCCGGTGACAGGATGATTGCGGCCTCTACACGGCCTGGTCCTTTTGGCTCCATGTTATACCGTCCTGCATTATATGCCTGTGCAAATGCCCGGTAATAGCTTGGCAGAGCAGTTTCATTGTCATAAGCTGACTTAAATGCTTGCTGGCCTTCTTTTCCATATACCTCTGCCCAGGCATCCAGTTCCTCTTCCGTATGCTGTATCTGTGTTTCAATGGCACTATCCGATTTTTGGTTTGTATCCATCTGTTGTTCTGGCCTCATATAAGGCTCATATTCAGCTTTTTCAGTTTCTGGCTGGGATTGTTCAACTATGTACTTATTCTCGTCTTGATGTTCATTCTGGAAGGTTGTATCAGTGGTTTCATATGCATTGTTCTCTATGATATTCTGCTGAAACTGCCGGAATCTGAGGTCATATTCTGCTTTATCCCAATCTGAGATATTTTTTCCTTGCGCCCTCTGGTCCGCATACTCTTCAGCAATTCTTTGAAGTTCTAATGCTTCCTGATAATCCGAATCCAAAGTATAACTATCAGGATTAATGTCTATCCCATTAGCATAGTCATTATAATCATCCGCTATGCTTTTTCCGTACTGTCTCATCTGTATATTTCCTAATACCTGGCTTCCACCGCCAAGTATCCCACCAGATAAAGCACCTCCAGCACCCGCTACTCCTAAGTTTTTCAAAAAATCTATTAATGCAGACTTCTTAGCGGTTGTACTATCCAGTCCATTCTGAATATAATCGTTATAATCACGATTATATTGCGATAGGTTTCCCATGATTGCTTCATCAGATATAGTATTGGCTATTTCTGTGAATACCTCTTCAGAGCCTTCTGTTACTGCCTGTTTTCCAACATTCTTCAAAAATTCCCTGACACTTCTTCCAGGCGCAACTTTTAAGGATTGCAATCCTTCCAACGAAAACTTTTCGAAAAAAGCCTCTGCCGCAGCATTTGCAATTCCCAAAGATATGGCCTGGTCATTACTGCCTCCTTGCTGCACTGCATTTCGTGTTCCTGATAATCCCGCTCCACCTCCAGCAGCTGCAAGTCCATAATACCCCAATGGCAATCTTGCTATATTCTCTGTCATGGACAATCCGGTTCCCGTCAGGAAGTCTCTAAGCCCTTCATTTGGAATAATTTTTTTCAATGTTTCGTTATCAGAAATTCCTGAACGTATTGCTTCAGTTATGATTGGTGCACCAAACAATGGGTCGTTTGGGTCTATGTCTTCATAATCCCCCGTGATTCCCTGCATTGCCTGTCTTCCCAGCAAAACAGGATACGCACCGCTTCCTGCCGCTGCTATTCCTGCATCTAATACTGTCCCTAATATCGGATGCTCCTTCGATAATGTAGATGCATTTAACTGCACTTCTTCAACATTCCTTCTGTTGAGTTCCTCGCTGATTGATTCTATATAATTTGTTGCAGCCTGCGCTCCATACTTTCCATTCAAGTAATAATACAAATTTTTCTCTGTATCTGTCATTTTTGTAAAATTATACTTCGAGCCTTGCAGGACCGTTCTCTTCTCTTTATTAAAATAATCCATTGGGCCATATGTGGAATTAGGATTAAAAATATTGTCTTTGTTCCTGCCTTCCTCCACCATCTCATGAAAATCTGGTTGCTGCCTTTCCAGACTATCATACCTAATAAAATTATTTTCTTTATCCGTAAATCCTATTTGATTTAAAGACTTTTGCTTTTGATATAACTCCTTTTGTCGGTTTCTGCTGGCTTCCTTCGCAGACCTCCCCATCTGTGAAAGCTGTTCACTGCTGGCCGATTCAAGCAGGTTATTGAGGCTTATATCCCTTTCCGGTTCTACCGTCTGGTCATTCCTCCACTCTGCGAATTTTTTATCCCTTGCCATCTTTCTGGCATTTTCCCTGTCTGCCCTGAAAAAATCCGTCTGTGACATGGAATGTGAATCCTGCACTGTATTGTTCACATCTGCTTCATGTTTCTTGATACGTTCCCTGGCATAATCCTCTGCCATCTGGGCTAAATGGCTTCTGTACAGTGTCTTCTCATCATTCCCATAGATGGAATATTGCCGTTTATCCGTCTTTTTGGTTTTTACCTTATCATATCCGGCAATCTGCTTTTTTCGCTTTTCAAGCATTCCTTGCACGTTTGAGGATATCTGACGCTGTGGTGCCGTATCTTCTCCGCTTATATCCTCATATCCGGCAATTCCCCTCTCATGCAACAAAGTTTTTACCCTTGGTGATAATGCCATATACACATCCTCACTTTCTGTTCATCATGCTCATAGCGTATTTCAGTTTGTTCTCATCTGAATATTTATATCCCAGATTGGGCGTATTGTAACTTCTGGCAGCCTCAACTGCGGATGGTGACATTACATTGTTTTCCAAAAGCCCATTTTCTAAAAGATATTTATATTCTTTGTTTGCTGCTGCAACGCCTTTACTGCTTCGTATTATATCAAGATACTGTTCAGCTTCTGATTCGCTTAACTTACCCACACTTCCACCTGAACCAGATTTTGATTTTCCTCCGCCTGCGGCCCTCTGCTGCTGAAGCGCATACTGCAATGCGTCCTGCTCCTTCTGATAATCAAACTGTGTCTGCCAGTTCTGCTGTGCAAGCGCATCCTGGGTCTTCTGATATGCATATTCCTCTGCCCACCTCTGGGCATCCTGGTTATATTGATATTCCCCAAAGTCCTGATTGTAGGAACTATCATACCGGCCTGCATAATAGTTAAGGTCATTATAATAATCGCTGACCGTATCCCGGTAACGCCCATAATCTATGTTATCCTGGTTGTTGACCATACCAAGCTGGTTATACATCTCCTGGCCCTCATTGAGATACTGTTGATACACCCTATCGTATATATCAAGGGTCTTGTCCCCTAGCTGGCTGATATGGTTGTCATATGCCTGCTGCCCTGCGGCTGTGGCATATGTGGAACCGTATCCCCCGGTCATGCCCGATATGTTTCCTATGGTGTCCCGCATGGCCTTATTTCCCTGCTGCATGTATTGTTCACGGTAATTCTTGTACAGGTCAGTATCGTAGACACTGTTCTGGTCAAAATTGGGCCGGTTCAGGATGCTGTCTATGATACTGTCAATCTGGCTATTATATTTACTCTGATAATCGCCTGGCTTATTATTTTCCAGTTCGTCCAGCCTGTCAGCATAATCATTTACCTTCTGGGACGGCCTATATTTATTGTATTGATATCCGGTAAGGTAATCTGTTGCCGGGCTGCCGGGCGAGGAACTGGATACTGGGTTTATGGTCACATTATTTCCATTCGCCGCGTTGGTATTTGGTTGGGAAGCACCTGGGCTTCCCTGCCCTCCTCCCTGCATGGCCTTAAGCAGGTTCGTGTTTTGACCGGCAGTTCCAGAATAATTACTTATCCCGTACTGCTCTGCAAGTTTCTTACGGTTGCTGTACGAACTATCCTTTCCCTGTCCCCTCAAATAGTCTACAATGCTTCCTATTGCCATTCTATTTCCCCTCCTTCTTTTTCTGGTCCTCCGGCTTTATTTCCTTTTCTTCCTCTGTTTTCCTCTCCAGCTGTTCCTCCTCCTCCTGTTCGCCCGTCTTCAGTAATTCGTCCAGCATGACAAGCATCCTGGCCTGATTCACCCCCTCAACCTTTATCTTTTGTAAAATGGTACCCATTGCGTTTATGTTCTGCTCATCGTATATAATCATGCTGCTATATCCTCCAATCGTCTCATTCTTTCTTCCAGCTCATCCAATTCTTTCTGCTGCTGCCGGATAGCCCCGGCATATAGGACACCATCAGTCCCATATGGTATTGACAGGTAGTCCCCGGTATGGTCGACCAGTGGAAGGTCAATGTCCAGGTCCTCCAACAGCCTGTCAATATCCTGTGCTATGTATCCCATGGACCGTACACCGGAATCCTTATAGGCATATGTTACAGGACGCATACCGAGCACCACCCTCAAGGATGTCTCATCCGGTATTTCCTGTATATCATGCTTCAACCGTACATCGGATGTTTCTGTGAGGGTTTCGCATGTCACATCACCTGATACATGCATACTTGTGCAGGATACTTCCCCCTCTATCGATGCATCCCCTCCAATCCTCATATAATTGGTATACAGCAGTCCATTTGTTGTAATCTGCCGTGAGAATGTGGTGGAATCAATATGCACTATCCCTGATGGGTCAACCGTAAACCTTCCATTGATGTCAATTGAGCCTCCTGTGATTTTCCCAGAGAACTCAGCTGTCCCGTCCGCATACAGTTTAAAATTCTTGCTGTCTATAATCAGGTAACCTGTCTTGAATGTAATCGCATTAGTTGTAGCCGATATCTCCGAACACAGTTCCCCCACGCTTACTTTCAGTGCAATCTGCCCATTCAGGACCTTTATGCTGCTCTCAACGTCCGTCTTTAGGTTCTTGAACTGGGATATGAAACCTTCCATTGTCACTTCCAGCTGGGCAATGTTTGTTTCTGTCTCCTGGTATTTTATCAGGGATTCCAGGTCAAAATTATCTTCCGGCGATATGCTGGTGAAGCAGTATTGCAGCTGCTCATTCAGCAGCCGTATATAGTTGTACACCTTCTTGATATCCTGTCCGCCTATGGCTGGCATGCTGAAATATGACATTCCAAACCTCCTATCCTTTCCTTAAGCCTTTCTATCCGCTTCTGATTGTTCTGTATGGCACCCGCGTATAGGGAACCATAATTTGCGTATGGAAGCCTGAGGTATCTTCCTTTCCTGTACACTAAGGGCATTCCTATATCCTCATCCTCCTGAATCCTATACAGGTCCTGTGCCTTATATCCGACTGCACGTTCCCCACTCTTATGCGTGAATACAATCGGCCTCAGTTTCCCTACGACATCCGCAGCTGTATCATCCGGTATGCTGGTTATGTCCTTTTTCAGCCGTCTATCCGATGAATACCTGACACGTCTGCAAAGCAGCCGTGTTGTAATCCACAGGCTTCCGGAACTGCATCTACCGGTTATCTGGTTGATGTATTCATTGTCGTTGTATACCTCCAGTTCCGCCGCATAGATTCCGTTGCTCGGATTCAATGTTTCCGTGGTAAGCGAATCATCTATATAGCAGTCCCCATTCGGGTATACGATGAACCTGCCATTAATATTAATGGAACTACCGATGATCTTTCCCGAGAAGTTTGCATCCCCAAGCTTATTCAGCGTCATGTTGTTGGCCTGTATCACCACCTGTCCGGTCTTCAGCCTTATACTCTCCCCATACAGTTCCATCCGCGAAAGCATGGTTTCCACTACTTTTCCCTTGGATACCAGTAGCTTTATGCTGTCCTCTGACTGGGTAAGGCTCGTATGTACGTCCGAACCATAATCATCAAAACTTATCTGTAATTTATCTGTGTCGAAATACAGTTTCTTAACCCTGTCCCCCCGTTTCTGAAGTACATCCAGGGTTTCTTTGCTTAAGTTGTCCTTCAGTTCGAGGCTGGAAAACGTGAACTTCAGGTCCTCGCTGAATCTGTATAGCTGGGTCATCAATTTTTTTATGTCCTGGTCCCTGTCCAGGATCAGGGGTTTAAATGTTGCCATGAATCTCACTCCCATATCCTATGTATTTTCCCATGGCTATAAGGGTTGCCGGTCCCTTCCCTTCAATTCTATAACGGTACTTCGTACATCTGCGCGGTATGACCGTCAATGTAAGGGGCCTGGATGACCTGGCCGTATATGTGTTAAGCTTTTCCCATCCTTCCTGGTCATCATATTGCAGGAAGATGTCCAATTCGGACCCCGTCTGCATCTGTACATTAAACAGCAACCTTTTAAGATATTTGTATTCTATCGTCCCATCCAGCATATCCCCGCTTTCCAGCATCCATTCTATCAGTTCCTCCCGGTCGCCGGATATGGTGTATAATGCCCCGTTATCGTCTATGCAGTACAGTTCCCCTGCCCCATATGCCATCTGTAGCAGGTGCAGGTCATCCTCCTTATCCCATATCCTTTTAACCATGTCATATACATAAAGCCCCCATTTCCCGTTCCGGTCCTTCAGTGATGCATAATACTTCCCATCGTACTGCCCTGCTGCCCCTTCCACGAATCCTAATGGCTCCAGCGCCTCTGCCACGGCCTCCGGCTGTGCACCGTCATAGCTGCATATACCATTCCGGCTGACATACATCAGGGTTTCATTTACGATGCAGGCTGTTTTCTGGCACCCCTCTGCAATCCCCCTCATGGGGGTGGATGTGGTCACCTGATAGTTGCTCGGCTTGTTCCCGAATATCTTGTGTATGGTATCTTCCTTGAAAAACAGGACGTATCCAAGATGGGACAGGCATCCCGTGAAATCCCCGTCACTCCCAACCGTCACCGAGTAGGAATCCGTGCTGATACCTTCAAATGCCTGCCAGTTACACGGGTCTCCCAGCTTGCTTGCGTATATTTCATGCGCTTCGCTGGAGCATCCCCACAGGCGGTTCTCGCTTTCGCATACATAATCCATGTCTGGTACCGTCCTGGTAATGGTAAGGCCGCTGGCCTGCGTGAAACCCGCAGATAAATCCCCTATGATGATGATGTAATCATCCGCAATCTCCTGTATTGTTGTGGATTTATTGAAACTGCTGTTTGTACACCCGTCTATCTTCACCCCATCGAACTGGCTGAACTGTTTTCCTATTCCGGTGCAGCTGATTTTAACCATGGTTGATCCGGCTGTTGTCTGTGCAAATGTGGCGGATGTCGACTGCTTCCATGTGGATTCCAGTTCCTTTTTCTCCCCATTCGAGGTGTTGTACATGAACTTATCTGGAAAGACAACCATATAAGCTCCCATCCCCACGATTATCTTGTCTGTATCGGATACGGTCGCAATCTCCTTATCCTTATAGTACATCTTCGTCCCGTCCACATAGGCCAGTCCATTTTTGTAGAATAGGCCATGAGGTTTCGATAACTCCTTCAGTATCTTCCCCCTTGGTTTCCTGGTCATGATGGCCGGGAACATGATGGATGACATGTTCCTCATGTCTGAAAACTCATTTTCATTTATGACAGTCCCTTTGTTCAGCCCCATGAAATTCCCTATTTGGCGGCTGGTTTCCTTGGGCGCAATTGTCAGATATGGTAATCTCCCCATGGCTTCCTCCTAGAATTTTGAGAACATGGCCCCTCGTTTCGGCTTATGTGTGCGCCGGAACCAGGCCGCATACGCATCATATGCACTGTTATACATGACCACATCATTGTTATAGCGTTCCGTTTCCTGGTTATGGTAGTCAATCTTGGACAGCATGTAATTGATATACACGTCCTGGAACCTTTCCGGGATGGTCAGCTGCCTTTCCGTATCCTGGGCATATGACAATGGCTTAAATACCATATCATATCCCTCTGCCCGGTTCACCACATCATCAACCACCTGTCCTTCAATCTCGTTCAGCCATCCCACCATGATGTCCTCATCATACTGTCTGCCTCTGAGCATTATGATTCTTTCAATCAATTCACCTACTGTCATACCTACCTCCTATTCCGCAAGGCCGTAGGTTTGCAGATCTGGCATTGTCGTATCCCACTGCTTTTCCCACTCCCCGTTTCCGTTCACCCAGCAATATATCCCTGGTGTTGTTGATTTGACGTACACGTTTTTTGCCGTTTCCCCGGTCTTGGTTGCATAGTACCATTTGTGTGCTACCTCAAACCACTGTCCAGCCAACATAGCACCGTCATCCGGGTTCATGTAGTACCATCCTTCATCATCACTTCCGAACCACCCGGTTGTCATTCGTCCTGTGCCATCAAAGACAAACCACTGCGGGCCAGCTACCGTATTAATCAGTTCCCATTCATCCCTGATATATGTCCCATACCGCAGGTATTTCCAGGTTCCATCTTCCTGCTTTTCCCAGCCGGTCTTTGATTTCTCCATGCGCAACCGGCAGGCTTCATACGCGCACCAGGAAATGAACTGTTGGCACCAATATGCAGGGGTATATCCATACCATTTCCCGTACTTTGTATAATTGTTATATCCCGGGTTCCCGGTCTTACTATCCAGATTTTTATTGCTTGCTTTTTCGATGTAACCCAATTCCCCTTTGAGTACGGCTATAAATTCATCTTCTGTACAGGTATCCATGCTGTAGATCGGCCGTCCGAATCCATTAATCTTCTTTGTGCCGCCTACATCATCAAAGGACGCTTCATATGTATGCTGGGCAACGCACCCTCCGTTCCTGTCCCCTGCATTCCCAGATGTATTTCCTTCCACAGTCATGAACTTGAATGTTTCTTTTTTATAGTCCGCTTCGACCACCACGGCTCCGGCCACATGTCCTACCCTTCCTAAGGAAGAGTAATAAAAATAGACAACATCCCCCCTCTTGGGTACTGTGAACCATCTTCCTTTTTTTACAAAATATGATTTTCCTGTCGGCGTATACTGGCTGTAATCCCCACACAATAGCTTCTGTCCTCTCGCATATGCATTATCAATCATTACAATCCCTCCTGTAAGCATAAAAGGGAAAGCACCTCTGCCTCCCCTCCAGTTTTGTTGTACCTATTAGATTTTGGACCACCTCCGGCTATTTGGTAGCCACTCGCTCCTCGTCTTCAGTTTCTTTTCCCACAGCTGCTGCATCCGTCATCCCTTCTCCGATTATGTATGCAATCAGCGTGGCACCTGCCATGATGATTCCTGCCACCTGGGTGGCCTGATTGTCACTTGCCCCACATGCCATCATGAGAGGGGTTACAAACCCTACTACAGCAGCCCAGAACTTCCGGCTTGTCAGTTTCCTTGCCCAATCAATTTTTTTCATTCCATCACTCCTATTCGTGTGCCTGCTGGTTGATATGCTTCTCAATCTTGTTTATCGCCTCCGTTACAGGGCCATTGCACCCCTGCTCTTTCAAACCTTTCAGACAAGCCAGTACCCCATATGTAAGCAGACACTGCTCGGCCTTTACATGTTCAATCTCCTCATCCTGCATATTCTGTCTCAGGTACCACCGGTATACTCCGAATACAGCGGAGAATATCACTACCAGGGCCGTGATTACGCTGGCTGCCGTTATGATTGTGTTGGTACTTATATACATCCATGCTCCCTTATACCGCTGGATTCAATTCCAGCCATTTTTCTGTCATGGCCTTCCAAAGCCTTGGGACCTGTTCCAATGTCATGATATTGTCCCTGATTTTTATACCATAATACCTGCCCATTATGCCGTCCCTCCTTCCTGTACCTCTGCCACGGCACTTATGACATCGCCCATATCCCCTATGGCTCCATCGTGTACACTCAGGGTTTCACTCATTGCGGAAACCTGTTCTTTCATTGCGGCAATCTGTTCTTTCAGCAGTTCCACTTCCGTTTTCTGACGGATTTCAAACGTGGCCCGTATCCTTCCATCTTCGGTCTTATCGACCGCCCGGAAAGCCGGACTGCAAAGGGCCATGTCTTTGTAGTTCCCTATCCCAGCACCTTCAGCATTCTTAACCTGCACCTCTGCCAGATTCTCCATCGTGAGTTTGTCCCACAATGTCCCAAGTGCCGCCAGGTCCTCGACAACTATATGTATGCTATATTTATCCGACCCATCCTCCATCTGGATTTCTGTGGAGTCTTTCAAAACCATAATGTTTTTATTCATGAGGTATCCCCTCCTTTCTTTCATTTTTTCTTTTTTAAAATAGCAATTTAGAAGGTTATTATAAACTGTCTGGGGGGACCGCAATACCAAATGGAGCAAATCTAACTGGCTATAAAACACCTGGTAATTACTACTGTCCTAATAATACTGTTGCGGCCAGTTTAACAGGAAGTCCCACCCAAAAGGCATTTACCCTAAAGATTGAGTTATCAACAGGAAATAGTTACCCGTGCCAAACTATACGTGATTTTACCACTGGAAAAATATACTTTCGCACATTTAATATTGACACCAATACCTGGAGTGAATGGGGTAATAGCATTCAAAACTCGGATTTAAAGGTTACTCTTAAAAATGGTGCTCGATTAGAGATGTACTCTGACGTAGACACATCATATATTGATAGCTTCTCCGGTGGTACACGTAGGCATCGGCTTGTGTGGTCTGACGGAGGGCTGACCTTATATAAATATAGTGGCAGTACAAACATAAAAATATGGAGCAGCTACTAAATGATTATTTGTTCCATGAGGGTTTCCACGTACCATTCTCACGGTAGAAAAACTGCATTGTGCCATCCGTGGTTCCAATATTGAGTGCATAGCCAAATTCTCTATTCTCTCCGGTCAGCCACTGGATTATAACATTATTACCGTCAATTCCAATTGCAAATCCAGTGACATTAACCATAACAATTGAGTTTTTCAAATTATTAAAATCACTGGTATTCGTTTTATCTGATAAATTGCTATTTTGAGTGACAATCGCGCTTACTATATCCGCTGCTCCTCCAGGCAGGTCCGCCGTGTTACCAATCATCTCAAGTAATGTTCTTCCATATGCTGCGTCCAGCGGGTATTTTCCCGGCTCATTGCACAGACCGTTATTGACTAACTGCCCAGTATGTAGGACAAATTTCAGACCGGCTTTTAAATTCCTAAAAAAATCCCTTATTTTCATTCCGCTGGTCAATTTGTCAAGAAATATCTGGAAACCGGTTATATCTGCTACAGCTCCGGTATCATCAAATACAGGAGCCGTGAGTGCATCCAGTTGGCCTTGTACCGTGGTACTCCCAATTCCATTCGTATCTGTTGCTGATATGGATTTTGCTGTACCGTCACACCCTGCTGCCTGTTCTGCCTGTTCTGCGCTCCTGGCCGCCGCTGCGGCACTGGCCTCCGCCTCCCCTGCCTTCTGGGTTGCTGTAGCTGCCTTCTCACTGGATATGGATGCGCTTCCTGCCGCCGCCGTGGCACTGTCTGATGCTTCCTTGGCTTTCTGGGTTGCCGTTGCTTCCTTCTCGCTTGCAGTGGCTGCACTCCCTGCTGCTGCCATGGCGCTATCTGATGCTTCCTTGGCTTTCTGGGTTGCCGTTGCTTCCTTCTCGCTTGCAGTGGCTGCACTCCCTGCCGCTGCCATGGCGCTGTCTGATGCTTCCTTGGCTTTCTGGGTTGCCGTTGCTTCCTTCTCGCTTGCAGTGGCTGCACTCCCTGCTGCTGCCATGGCGCTATCTGATGCTTCCTTGGCTTTCTGGGTTGATTCCGTTGCCTTCTGGGTTGCTATTCCTGCCTGTTCCTGTGCCTCCCGCAATGTCTCATTGGCTGTGTTGATTGCAGCTTCTGCCTGCCTCTGCCACTCAGCCTCGTTATTGACCCGTCTTTCCTCGTTGGCCTTACGTTGTTCTTCGGCCTCCTTCCTCTCGCTCTCATTGGTGTCTAGTATCTCCGTCTTCTGGGTAATGCGTTCCTCCAGCTGCTCCAGTTCACTCAGTTTCCCTGTGTATGCCGGTCCATCAAAGATTGTATGACCTACATATACCGCTCCCCGGTTTGTGGCCCATTTGATGCTTCCATTCTCGTCATATCCCCTTACCGCTATCCACACTGTGCCTTTCTGGGTAAGGCAGGTATCCGGTATGGTCCAGGTAAGCAGTATGTACTCTTCCTGCACCTCAACATCAAGCAGGCAGGTGTCCAACACATGATTGGCATATTCCAGGTCCAGGCGGTAATTAAGGTTCGCAATATCAATACCACCCGATGTCACCCGGTCTATACGGATATGACGCACTTCCGCATTGTTATCATATGGTGTACCTATCTGCTGCTCAGAACGTGGTATGATGAGTTCCCTTCCCTTGACTGTAATCATCCTGCCTGCTCCTTTACTATTCCTGCTTTACTTCCTGGTACCTCACCTTTTCCATGTATTCCAATGCAAATTCATTCTGCTTTTCTGCATTTTCAAGGACTTCTACGACTGACTTAGGCATTTCCACCTCCATGCCGCGCTTAATCAGGTATGATTTTCCGTTAACACCCACAAACACATCCTGCTTTTCAATATCGCTTCTTCCTTTTGGGATTTTAAAGCGGACAGTTTCTTCTTTTGCTGTGGTACCTACTTCCTTAATTGCTTCCGCAGATGTCTCATCTGTTTTCTCCTCTGGTGTCACCTCAATATCTTTTTTGGCTGCCATTGTAATCCTCCTAATTTGCTACATTGTCATTGAACGTGGATGCTGTTTCTATGCGGATCATGTACTGCTGCGACAGGATTTCTGTCACCTTGATGGCCTTCCACCCTACGGTTGCCCTCTGGTTAAGCGGGTCAGCTGTCCCGGCAGAGCCAAGCTGCTTGATGATGGTCTCAAGTCCTCCGTTTTTAATCTTGGTTGTTGCATAGGCGTTGGCTGCGATTATAAGTGTGGAATATACATCAATGCCATCTGCACCAGCCCCGTTAAATATCTTTGCTTCTGTGGTTTCCACGAATCTTACTCCCTCAATGGTTCCAATCTCACCATTGTATATCCGTTCTGGATTCTTGTACTTAACCACATCAACAAACTTACTGTCTTCCGTAAGGTCGAAGGAGCAGTCCTGGTTGATGATTCCATAGTAATATCCATTAATCCGCTTGGCGTTCTGCTTCTTGAGGAACCTTACCGCCATCTTTATGGCCCTTACGGTAAGTTTCATATCCCCTGTGATTGCGCTTCTCGAGGATACCTGTCCCTCTGCATACTGGACATTGGTACCGGCATTCATGACTTCCCGGGATACTGTATCCAATGTCCTACCAGCCTGTGAACCAATCAGTTCGCTCGCTTCCACGATGTTGTTATCAATGGCCGTAAGGATGAGCATATCAGACAATGCTACGAATCCACCATACTGCTTTACCGTTGCCTCGATTTTGGTCACTCTCATTTCCTGTCCTTCAGGTGTCACCCCTTCCGTAAGCGGTGTCAGGGCTTTCTGCAGCTGGTCATATTTCCTGAACTCAATGGTCTTGCCGCCATTCCTGGGGATGTCCCTGGTCTGCGCCCACTGGTCATGTATTAATTCCGGTTCTGCATTCTCAAGTAGCGTACGGTCATAGAACGTCTTCATTTCAACAGCCATCCCTTGGGCTGTTGTCGTGTTTGCCGGTGCACCTTCAAATAACCTTAAATCTAACAATAATGTATCCTTAACCATAAATCTCCTTTCTACATGTCAAAGGATTCAATCCTCTCTCCTCTTTTTACTTTTTCCATTAATCCTGCAAACTCTTCGTCCGACAGGTCCCATGCGCTTGTCTTTGCTTTATTGGCACCCCCAGCCGCTATCCCATTCTCAATCGGCCGCCCTGCCCCTGAACGGATGGTATCTGCCACCTTTTTGCGTGTCTTTTCTTCTATTTTTGCAGCTATTCCATGGGTCAGTTCATCAAAATGTGCCGCCTTATATGCGCTTTCCACATCCAGCCCAGCCCCAAGTAGCCTCACAAAATCCGGGTTGTTCAGTTCTGTGTCCATGTTGAACTGAGGGAACTTCTGCATGCACATATCAGCTTCCTGGTTCCATCTCGCCCACGTCTGCTCCCTCTGCCTGATTTGTTCCGCCCTTTTTGCTGATTCGATTAGCTGCCTATGTTCCGCTTCATATTGTTTCATCTTCTTGTACTGATCGACCGACATCCCTTCCTTCATGGCTGACTCTTCCCAAAACGAATTGTCCTTGTTGATTGCTTCCATGATGGTTGACACATCCGCATCCTCCAGGCCATATTTGGCTGACAGCATATTGATTAATGGCCCGAATGAATCAAGCTGCTGTTTAAGCTGCTCATTCTCCTTGTACCTCCGGTTGATGGCATTCTTTACTTCCTGCCCATACAGGTCCTTAAACTCAGCCTTGAAACGGTTATACTCCTCCATTCTCTTATCCGGCGATTTATCCTGGCCTGATTCATGCTCCTGTACGTTTTTTTCCTGTCCATCTCCCTTTTCCTCCTGTACCTCCTGGGTGTCCGTCACTTCTCCTGTAGTGGCTCCGGCTGTTTCTGCACCTGCGCTTCCTGTGCCACCCTCACCTTCAAATAGTCTTAGGTTTAAATATATGTGCTTCATGTCTCTCCTTTCGCACGGTCTTTCCCGAGTGTCATGATCACGGTCTTTCCCGAGTGCCTTATCCACGGTCTCTCCCGAGTGTCTATGTCTCAATGCTACCACATCTGTGAAATCAATTCTCCCACCCCAGGTTTATGTATCCCGGGTGCGCCCTGGCTATCAGTTCAAACCCCGTCTTTATGGTCCTTACCACTATATCCAGTTCATTCTTATGCATAGGTTTCGGTATCGCCTTTATGTCAATCAATGCGTCCTTGACTGTTAGTTCGTTTATCCCTACCCTATCATCATCTGACATGTTTAAGATGCACTGTGCCGCCGTCTGCCCTAATACGGATATGGCAGCACATACGATGTCGTTTCCTTCCGGCAGGTTATTCATGAATCCATAACCGGCATGTCCCTGTATGCGGATATGGCAATAACCAGGGACATTTGTTATCTTTATGTTCGTCATCATCTCACCTCTGTTGCGGATGCAGCCCTATCCCTGGCTTTCCCTGCTGTACTTGTATCATCACCGACCACATCACCGATACTATTAGTCTTCACGTTCTGGCCTGGCTCTACCTGGATACCCGTCATCCCTGGGCCTGTCCCTGTCAGGTTCTGTACGGTTTCCAGTAGGTCCGGCCGCCCGGAAAAGTCAGTCACCATTGCGGCCAGTTGCAGAAGGAGTTGCGTCATCTGCTGGAGTTTCTGGTACATGGTCCCATTCTCGTTTATCTTCTTCAATACCTCGTCCCTGCGGTCAAAGTCCATCATCTCCACCACTGCCAATGCCTGGTCAGCAAGTTGGGGGTTGAACAGTCCCATCCCAAATAATTCCTTCGCAAGTTCATTATTCGCTATACGGCTGTATGGGCTGGCTTTCTGCGCCGATACTTTGATGTCGAACACGGGACGCCTGCTGAACATATCCTCCTCCTGCATCATCTCAAGTGGTTGCGGCTTCAGCTGTGTATTGTCAATCTGTATATAGTTACCGTTCCCATTTGGCTGCGTGATTCGGAAACATCTTGGCAGGTCATAAAACTGTCTTATCAGTTCAATCACCATCGTGATGACCTCTGCATAAGCTGTATACGAACCTTTTATCATGTCACGGCTTAGTTTCGAACCCGCTTCCTGTAAAGCAGCTATGGCGGATGCTGCGGTAACCCCTGATGTTGTTGAACCTTGCGAGAAATCACGGTTCCCTGATGTCTCCTTCAGTTCATCAATCTTTGCGTTCCTGGTCTCTATGACATAATTTGATAGCTGTGGTGGCTGGATCTGCTTCAGGTTCGCATCATCCACCTTTCCAGAAACATGCACCAGGTCATTCTTCAAATCCACGAACTCCTTCTCATTTACCCCGAGTCCTTCTGAGACAAAGAACCTCGGTTTGTTGAGCGAGGCACCCTTCAGTATTATCTGGTCCAGCTTATCTATATATTCCTGTGGATTAAGCATCACATCAAGATACCCGAACCCAGCGGGGGACCCCTTTTCCGGGAACATTACATCAAATACGAATGGATACATGCCATGCTCATACCATCCGGTCATCTCCATGTCTGCTTCATTTTCAGATGCATATAGCACGGTTCCAGGGATGAACTTGCAGTAATGGAGCAATGTCCTTACCCCTCCATTTTCAAGCCTGACCTTCCTCTTGTAATACCAGTCAATCACCTGCACCTTACCTGATGTGTCTATGTTCTCCTCATATATGTATTCCGACCGGATGGTTTCCCCTGAGACTTTTACCTTTCCCCTTGCCTGAGGATAAAGCTGCTCCAGTTCCTCTGCATCTACAAGTTCCACGGTGAATATATCCTTTGACTTCTGGATGTCCTTTATCCCTGGTTCCCAGTAAATGTTCATTATGTCATGGCAGACAATTTCTATATCCCCAAGCCCATTTTCCTTTTCTGGGTTCCAGAATGCCCCGTACACTGCCGTACCTGTCTTCGGTTTGTCCCAGGAACAGTCGCTGTAAGTCTTATCAAACTGGTTCCGCTCCAGGATGGCCGGTACCACATCCGTAAGGATTTTTGCGCATTCCTCATCAGATTCTTCCCTGGGCAGGATAGCGGGACAGGGATAATTGTCCTGAAAATCGGCATGCTTATTCGCGATACTGTTGAATGCCCAGGCACTTACCGGCTTAGGGTCGTTATCATTGCTTGAATCGCTGTCAAACTGGTCCCAATGGTTGCTCTTCCACCATTCCTCTGCACTGACAACCCGTTTTTCCAGGGCTGACTTCCCGGCCTTGTACTTCCTCAGGCGTTCGAATGCCTCCGATATCTGTTTTTCCCCTATCGGTGGCCCTACGGCCTCTGCCTGGTCCACATTGTCCATCCGCTCATTCTCCATGTCATCCTCCTATATCCGTATGAATTTATATGCTTTCCTTCTTTCCGGCTTGTGTAGATCCAATGGGTCATCCATCGGCACCGGCCTCTTCGTGTTCTCCCTCAGTGCTATCCTGTGTTCCATCAGGAAATATCTGCACTCATCATAGATATGGTCCTCCTGGGTTGTGTCTATGTCCTCCACGTTCTTTTCATCATACACAAGCTGTGGTATGGTCCGTATGAAGTCCTTGCAGGTATCGAATACATAGAACATGGGAAGCCCATCCGCGTTGAATGCCATCCGGTAATGGTATTGCATCTTTCCTGCTATCCGGTGGTTGTCCCCCGGGTTCCAGTATACCCTTTCCCTAGCCATCAGGTCCGCTATGGAATCCCCATGGCTGGTATCGAATATGGAGGGATCCGCAATGCCGAATATGTTCCGTCCCCTCAGGTTTTCATCGGACTCCTCTATTTCCCGTATCCTTCTTGCCTGTTCTGTGGGGTCTATCTTGATTCCGGTGTTAGGCTGTCCGTCAACGCAGCCATACAGTTCCCGTATGCGGTATATGCAGCCATTGTAATCAATCGCATGCCATCCGACAGAGAATGGTTTTGCATATCCGAAATCATAGCTTCTTCCTACCATCCAACCGTCAGGGATTTTGAATGGTTTTATTACATGTGTCCATTCCCTCGTGTCATAATTATCCGGGTCGTTCTTCCATTCGGTGAATACCTGACCGCTGAATGAATCCCAATCCCCATACAGCAGGGCGTTCTTTTCAGCTTCCGGCATCATTGCCAACGAAGCAATATACTCCGGGTTATTCTTCAGCAGTTCCGGGTTATCAAACACGCTGCTTGGGATGAAGATCCGGTCCTTCTCCATCTCTATCTCCCCACCATCTGGGGTTTTTATTTTCACGGCAGTCACTACCGATGTACCGGGATTTGCTATGCTGACGAACCTCGCCTTAACCCATGGGTGTCCCGGTCCTCCTGGGTTGGCAGTTGAACGGATGTAATTCCTTAATCCAGGACCGGATGACCGGCACCTTGAAAACAGGTATTCATATTCCTCCTGCTTGAAATGCGTCAGTTCATCGAATCCTATGAAGTCAAAATGCCTCCCCTGGTATCTAAGCTTGTCCCTTGTGTGCTGCATGGATCCGAAATATATCATGGCACCGCTTGGGAACTTCCAGGCATGCTTGCTTTCGTTGTATCTGGCTTTAGGGAATGCGCTTCCATATAGTTCGTGGCTCCGGCTAATCACATCCTCCAGTTCTGGATATGTCTTTCGGAATATGATTGCCCTATAGTGTGGCACGTCAACCTGGCGCAATGCCTCTGTTATCAGGTAATCTGTTTTCCCGCCTCCTGCGGCTCCGCCGTATAGTGCTTCGTATTCCGGTCTTGACATCATTAATGACTGCCTCTCCTGGGGTGACCATATGATGCTAGTGGTTTTCTTTTTGGGTTTCTTCATCCTTTCTTATCGCTTCTTTCAGTTGTTTTGCCTGTGTCTGTGTCAATATGATGGCACCTGTGCCTTCATCATCATCATTGTTGTTGGAGGGTATCTTATCTTTCCAATCATCCGGCATCCTATTCCTCAACCAGAACATGATTGCCTTAATGTCCGGCTCCACATAGTCCGTTTCATCCGCATATTCCAGCACTTCATTTTCTGTTTTCTTTTTCCCGGTTTCGTCATATTCCATTCTTTTTAGCTTGAACGCCTTCTTTTTCCTTACCTCATATCCCTGCGTCATCCTGAACAGGCTGTTTTCCACCAGTCTGTTTGAATATTCCTTTCCCGTGGATAGTGCTTCCCTGATACTCTCATGTTTCTTCTTCCAGTCTGCCAGGGTGGAGCGGCTTATCCCTATATGCCTTGCGATTTCATCGTCTGTCAGCCCTGCCCTTGCCCATGCTGTCATGATGGCAAGGTTATCCTGATTGTACGACCATTCCTGCCATTTCTGCCTTGCCATATGTCACCCCTTTCGTATCTCTCTCTCCATAATCTTAGCAGATGCGTGGGGATAATTCTCCCACCCCAGGCCGTGTACGGTTTTGTACGGTTCCGGGCATAGGAAAAGCACCCATAACAGGTGCCTGCCTACAATTATCGCGCGCGCATGCGCATGTATGCGCACATTTCGGTGTCCAATTCGGACTCCCTCCATCACGCTTTATCCTCATGCCCTTCTAACGCCATGTCCATGGACCCATCCTCATTTTTTCTGGCCAGATATGTAATCCCCCTCGCCTTCTCAAACTCCTCTGCCGTTATATGTACAGTAGGGCCTATCTTTGATGCCAGGGCCGCGACCCATAACATGGACCCGTCTGCTATGGCATTCGACCGCCTCATTTCCCGGTCTTTATCATACATCCTCCTCTTTGCGTCCTTTTCTTTCCTTTCTGCCAATGCTACCCTCTTTGACAGGCTTAATCCTTTCTTTTTCATCTCGTTCTCCTTTCATGACATACCTGTATATAGCCCTATAATAAGGGCATGTATCAAACATATCTGAGCAGAATAGCCCGGAATAGTTTTCTTTCTCCGCATGCGTGGTAAAGACAATCTGGTTCTTGATATCAAAGCCCAGGTTATTCTCGATGTTCCTACATGTTATGGTTGCCATCTTCTTGTCTGATGTACTCCGTGTCACATAATACGGACAATATACACACCTTCTATTAGGCATTGTTCTAACCCCTCCATTCACGCATGCTAATTAGCGGTCTTTATCTTGACCGCTTTTTCCTTCCTTGCCTGTGGACCGCCTTTTCATGGGTTGCAATATGGTATCCTGGTAGCAGGACAAGTGTATATTCCAGGAACCCATAACCATTTTCCTGTATCCCTGACTGTACGGTTTCCTTGTCCAGATAATACCCCTCTGGTACCTCTATGGCACCTGGATCAAGCCTCTTCCGTTTCCTAATCCGGTCCTTCTCCGGCTCCGGTCTCACAAGATTCTGGGAAGGGTTATAGCGTTTCCCTTGCAGCCTCCCCTCTGTCCTCATGGTTTTATCTGAGTATTTGATGAAATATGAGGCCAGCTTGTGATAACTCCCACTCTCATCCATCGGCATCACGTTTATCCATCCATGCGGCCATGCTTTTTTTAACTCCAATACATCAACACCGCCTGACTGGACCATATGTATATGTTCTGCCCCACGTTCTCCTCTTTCACCTACCCAGATATATTTTAGGGTTATCCCAGCCTTCCTGTAGATTTTCCTGAGTTGCTTCAGGAACTGTTTCACGCATGCCCTGAATATTTTTGGTTCCCCTGGCCTCCTGTCCTTTTCGAAACTATATGTAACGTATATGTCCTTCCCAGAAAAGTTACCATCCATTATCCATGTCAGTGTGCGGAGTGAATGTTTCCGGTTTATCTCCGCCTGCTTCTCACTGGTTGGTCTTTCACGCTTTACCCTCTTCTCTTTCTTCCCCAGTTTCCCATCATTGTATTTTGCCGAGTAGTAATCCCGTATGTGTTTTGTACGCCCTGCATAGCATACACTTTCTATACACGCCATATGCTGTAATACTCCTGTCCTATAAGAACCTTCCCCCTGTAAGCCAGGGGAAGGTTCTTATCTTAATAAACTTATCGAGTTGGATGCGGGGCCAATCCCCGCTGGTATCTTAGTTCCAAAAAATGTAAATATATGTAAATCAAGCAGCTTTCTTTCTTACTGTCCTTAGGGTATCCTGAGTAGATTGTGCATAATATAAGGATGTAACCCTGCTGTCTGCATGTCCCATAATCTCCTGTATCGTCCCAATATCCACACCTTTGTTTTTTAAATCCATTCCCAGTGTCTTGCGCATCTTGTGTGGATATGCCCGGCTTGTTATCCCTGCACGTTGTGCCACATCTTTCACGATTCCCCGTACGGCACATGTGGATAATGCCTGATGTGGGTTCTTATAACTCACAAAAATTGCTGGATTATGGTCCGTCCTGCTATTAAGGTATTTCCGGTAATGATATATTGCATCCGGATCCAGGTATAGGGTGCGGTATCGGTTTCCTTTTTCACCCAGGATTTCTATATCTCCTGTCTCCCAATCAATCATATCGATTGTGATTGCCACTATCTCGCCAACTCTGGCCCCAGTACTCCTAAGGACTTCGATAACTGCCCTTTCACGTAGGCTGTCGCATCCGTCCTTGAGTTTTGCCATCTCCTCCGGTGTGAAATAGTCTATCGGTTTCTTAGTAACCTTAAGCGGCTCTATTGCCTCTACCGGGTTGCTCCCTATCAGCTTCTCTTTCCGCATCCATGTGAAAAACGCTGATAAGAACCGGCGCTCATTATTGATTGTCTTCGGCTGATTCTTCCTCCCTGTGGTAGATACATTCCTGTGTTCATACCAATCTAAGTAATAATAGATATCTGACTCTTCCATGTTTGTCAGAGGCTTGTACACCAATGTGACCAACCTCTTGATTGCACTTATGTACCCATACTTAGTACCGTCTGCCAGTTTTTTCTTCTTATATAGAAACAGTTGCAATATGTATCCGTTCTGGTTGTCTATGCTATCCTTCATCTCCATGGGCAATGTGTTGATTCTTTCAACCACCACATCCACCAGATTCCTGGTGAGGACACGTTCCAACATCTCCAGAACATCACTGGACAGATAATATGTCATTGCCACCAATACATTATCAATTATTTGAGCCTTCACGCTCTGGCTATTTGTGTTACTCATACAGCTTCCTCCTTTGTACTTGCTTAAGGAAGCAGTTTATGGTATACTGTCCTTAAGCGTAAGGGCGGTACGGATAACTTTGGTCGGTTGATGTACCGCCCGGTTTCTTTGTTTTCTTAATACTTACATGTCCCATCTCCATCATCCCCTTTCCTCGTTTTCTTTTAATGGGCTGCCGTGGATTCGAACCTCGGTCCTGCGGAGGCAACAGTAACTCCCTGTGAGTTTCAGCCCTGTTCATGCTTGTTTTTAAATGATAAGTATCCAGCCAATCAGTATAATGTCTTGCTTTTCTATGGTAATGATTTCTATATCCTTCATGATTTCATCTATATTTTTCACGGTACTGCCTGCTTTGATGATATCTTCCGTTGACCGCCGTGCCTGTTCTGTTAATAATTCAATTGCCTCCTCACGTTGTTTATTTTTGGATTCCTTTTCTACCAATAAATACGACCCATATACTCTTCCAGGATACCGTTCTGTGATCAATCTCGTCATATCCTTCCATCTCGTTGCAACTGATATCTTCATATATCTTTCACCTCATTCTCATGATGCTATCTTTCCAAATATTAATAGGGCTTACACTGGGGAGTAGACCTACCGGTTGCAGTCTCCTATGTATCCCCAGATGCCTAAATTGTTAATTTTTCATAATAAATAAAAAGCCACTAATCTAATACCGATTAGTGGCTTCAATAAACTCTTTCATCATTTTTGATAATTGTTTGGCTTGCGTTGTTCCGGCCGCTTCACAAGCCTTTGCAAAATCCTCTACAAGCGTTTTATTAAGCTTATAGGACTTGCTAATTAATCCGGCTTTTTTCTGCCATCTTTCTTGCGGCGTTCCCCTTCATATTGTTTTCCATACAAGTGTAATCCTATGATTTTCTCCATCATACCAGCTTAATACCGGTTCATCTCCCCAACTTGATATGATTTCATCAGCCATATAGGTCTTACCCTCTGGCGTATCAATAAGTAACTCCTCAAACTCATTCTTGGATACTTCCCATTTGTCCGGTAATGTGATTTCAATTTCTTCACTCACAGTTGCATGTGGGTGTTTTCCCGAAATAGTGAAGATTGTCTGCTTCTCATGTGCCAATACTCCGTAATTTGCAAATCCTTTGATTGTTGTCATATTGTTTACCCCTCTTCTAAATTATAGTGTGTTTTCTAACTGTCTTTATTATAGCATAGGGTGCACCCAATGTCAACACTATTTCCCACTAATCAATATTAAATTTTCAATGTACTTTTTCTGTAAAATATCAGTTTTTGAGACTATCTGCTATTTCAGTTGCAATACGGTCACTGACAGTTTTTATCACATTATCCTTGTCTATAGTATTGATAAAGCTCTCAATGGCTACATCAGTCACCTTTTCTCTTACCACTTTATCTACAGCATCCCTCATATAACTATTCCAGTCCCATTCCCGCATCAAAGTGTTAATTCTGTCACCCATGCGCTTTCTAATCTGGTTAACTGCCCACTCTTTTAACTCCGCCTCATTAATTTCTATTTGCATCTTACACCTCCAAATACTAATTTATGGTTTAAAATAGCAATCTGAATATGCTCTCATACAATGCAAGCATTCAACTCCTGGGGTATCATGTGCACACCCCTGACAATTATTAAGAATCATCTGAGCCGGTTCAACAGATGGTTGCATATCAATCAAACTTTTAGCAGCCTCTCGTGTTTCCCTTGCGAAATCAGATGCACCGACAAAAACATCACTAAAATCCACCTTATCTGCATCTATCAGCCTCATATTTCTCCTTCCCTCCGGTTTTCCGGAAAATGCTAATTTTCTGATTCGTGCTGTTTCATTACATGGTTAAAAATCTTCATATTAATACCATGCATTTTCTCCCATTCTTTTGTTCCTGGAATATGTGACGGCCCTAACCATTCTATAGGGTCTTTCTTGACTGCACTCCAGTACCATGATGGAATCCCCATCTTTTCGGAAGATGTTTTCGGGTCAGAATATTTTGAATGCTTTATCAAGTCTGCCGATAATCCCCCCTGCAAAAGTGCTTTTGTATCCTGTTGATAAAAGAAAATAATGGAGGATTGAACCAAACAGGCCATTTTCAATTCTTCATATGGTACTTCTTTGTTATCTTTCAAATCTGCTATAATTTCACACGTTGCTCTCATATATTCCTCCTTCAAACGCTAAGTTAATGAAGTTACATTCCAGATAGCATACTCATGCGGGTCATGCTCCGCTATATCTTCCCCGTCCATCATTGCCGCTATATCATTAGCTTCACTTTCGTTTTCTGCCTCAATCACAATTTTAGTAAACTGGGCGTACTCAATTTCATATTTCATAAGTTCCAACCCTTTCCTTTTGCTCCCGGAAACGCTAATTTTATTTATTAGCCTTGTAAAAGGCATTGGCAAATCCTGGCGGCGTTATTGCTCTGATTGCTGCCCTATCAAGCCCCATGCCCTTGTACTCATCCGGGCATTTTGCATTGCACCAGGTCTTACAGTTCGTCCGCCCGTTAGCATACCTTTTTGTCATACCTTGCGGTTTGATTTTGACTGTGGCTACAGGCTCTTTAAAATATCCCCAGATGTCTGTCGGCTTAATCTGCATATCGCCGAATTGCCAATGCTCAAAAGTATAATGCGGCCGGCCCAAAAACTGCCTCATAAAGCCTACGGGATTTTCCAGCGCCCAGAAGGTCAGTTTGCTATGTATCCGGCACTGCCAGATTATCTTAAGGCAAGCCTGTAAGACATCAACTCCTGATGCAAAATCCCGTGGTGCGCCGGCTTTTGCCAAGCTAAACTCTGTGCATGGCGGTGCTGCCAGGATTCCGTATACTCCTTCGGGTGGCCTATATGTACGCACATCCTGTTCTGGTAGTGTAACCAGCCTCACATCATACCCGGCCTCCCGATATGGTCGGCTCCAAGCTCCTGTCCCACCACACAGGTCCAGGATAATCTTGTCCTTATTGCACATGCTATATCTCCTCAAAACATCGATTTAGTTATCTTTCATAAAGCATAACCAATGTGTTTTATTTCCTCTCTTTCGACAGCGATTCCCGAATAGTGGCTTCTGGCTAAAAAGAGGAAGGATTACACTCAACGGGAACTGTATCTCGCTCCACTTGAAAATCAAAATACCGTTTGGTTTCAATACTCTCATACACTCCTCAAAACCTTTACTCAACATTGCTTTCCAGTCACCCCTTAGCTTCCCGTACTTTAAAGCCATGATTGACTGGTCACCAGCATATTCCAGGTGTGGCGGGTCATATACCACCAGATAAAAGCTGCTATCCTGAAAAGGTAAATCTGTGAAATCACATACCGTGTCAGGATTGATTTCAATGTATCTCCCCGGATAATATTCAGTCCTATCCATTTCCCGTATATCGCAAAATTCTACATCCGGGTTATCTTTTTCAAACCAGAACATCTTACTTCCGCAACATGCATCTAAAATTCTTTTCAATATTCACCCCTCCTAAATGTTAATTTTATTTATTAGCCTTGTAAAAGGCATTGGCAAATCCTGGCGGCGTTATTG